AAAAGACCTGACGGCTCACCAGTTATACGTCCTGAGCATATCGAAGAAGAGCGCGAAATGGGTATGAGTGAAGAAAAGATACAGCAAGAGTATTATTGTTCTTGGGAGGGTGGTATGGAAGGTGCTTTTTATACGGCAGAGCTTAGAGACTTACAACAGTCTGATAGGTTTGGTCAGTATCCGCATGACCCACTTAAGCGAGTTCAAACGTTTTGGGATATTGGTATTAATGACCAAACATCTATTGTATTCACACAACGCGGTGATGACGGTAATCCGGTTATTATTGATTTTCTTGTCGGGCGTAACATATCAATAGCAGAGTGGATAAAAACACTTAGGCAGCTACCATATGATTATGACGAACATTGGTGGCCGCATGATGGCGCTAACCGTGAACAGTTTAGCGGCAAGAGTAAAGCAGACCAAGCGGCAGAGCTTGGATTTTACGTTGAGATTTGCCCTAACTTATCCCGTGAAGATGGAATTAACGCATCTAGGGGTATGATACGAGTAGCCAAGTTTGATAAGAACAAGACAAGTAAGCTTATAGATGGATTACAAGGCTATCGTAAGGAGTATGACGAGAAGCTACAGCGCTTTAAAGATAATCCGCTACATGATTGGGCTAGCGATATTGCTGACAGCTTTAGATACATGAGTATTGCTTGGCGTAAAAACTTAACCACTGCTATCGGTAATAGAGCAGTTAATAATATTAAAGTTAAAAGGGCGTACGGATGAAAAACGAGCAGATAATTAGAAGACTTGAGCATTTAACCGCCGAGCGAAAGACGATTGACTCAGCATGGCAGACTATAGAGAAGTTTGTTGCGCCGTATCGCGGTCAATTCTTTGAGAACCAAACAAGCGAGCATGAACAAAACTGGCGTAAAAGAGAGATATATGACAGTACAGCTATTAACGCGTCTCAAACGCTAGCAGCTAGTATCCATGGTTCTATTACTTCACCTGCTTTTAGATGGTTTGATTTGCAATTTAGAGTTGATCAATTAAACCAAACACAGGAGGCAAAAGAATGGCTAGACGATACCGCAGACAGAATTTACAACGCCTTGCAAGAATCAAATTTCAACTTAGAAGTAGGCGAATGCTATACAGATCTAGTTAACTATGGCACATCGGTAGTTTTAGAAGAGTTTACAGGCGACGAGTTAACAGGTGAAAATATAGAGCTAACATTCTCAGCCGTACCGATTAAAGAGGCTTATTTTGAAGAAGATCATAAGGGAGGTATATCTTCGTTCTATCGTCGCTTAATGTGGACGCCTTCACAAATTATTAGCAAGTTTGGTGAGGATAAAGTCCCTGAAAAGATCAACGCTTTAGAGGCTAGTGGCAATACTGACCGGCTTGAAGTTGTATTCTGTATATGGAAGCGCAAAGGTATTGATGATGTTGACGGAATAGTTGCACCTGAAAAACGCCCTTATGCTTACCGCTACATATTAAAAGAGGGTTGCTGCACACTAGGCGAAGATGGCGGTTATTATGAAATGGCAGCTTATGCGCCACGATGGAGAAAGACTAGCGAATCAAAGTGGGGCAACAGTCCTGCAATGAATGCGCTTAATGATATCTTAACGCTTAACCAGTTAGTTGAGTTAATATTGCGTAGTGCTGAAAAGGCTATTGATCCATCATGGGTCACTACCATGAATAACATCTTCAGTGATTTAGATTTAGAGCCAGCAGGTTTAACTATTGCTAGAGACCCTAGCAAATTATCCCCGCTAGAATCAGCAGGCAGGTTTGACGTTGGTCAACTAATAAAAAGTGATTTAGTTCAGTCTATCCAAAAAGCTTTTTATATGGATCAACTGCAACTTAAAGATTCGCCAGCAATGACAGCAACAGAAACAATGGCGCGTATGGAGTTAATGCAAAGAACATTAGGGCCAACATTGGGTCGCTTACAATCTGATTTACTTGACCCATTAATTAGCCGAACATTGAATATCTTATTTAGGAGCGGCCAGCTAAAAGAATTACCAGAAAGCTTAAAGCAAAATGGTGGTGATATTGATGTTTCTTATGTTGGTTCATTATCGCGTAGTCAGAAGATGGACGGCATAGCAAACGTTGAAAGATACTTAGGTCTATTGGGTGGTATTGCTCAATTTAAACCAGAAGTATTAGATTTATTCAATCAAGATAAAGCGGCGCGTGATTTAGGTAACGATTTGAATGTTCCGGCAGCATACTTAAACAGTAATGAAGACGTGGCAGCATTACGTCAGCAACGTGCAGCACAACAGCAAGCACAGTTTGAAGCTGAAAACATGAAGATGGGTGGCGAAGCTATGCAAGCAGTTGGTAAAGGTCAAAAAGAATTAGAGGGCGGAAATGAATAGCTTTGACGACTTAAAGAGTTTATACCGTGCGGTATTTAACACGCCGAACGGTGAAAAGGTTTTACAAGATTTACAGGCACAACTTAATCCTGATGAAATCATTGTAAAAGGCGATGCTAACGAAACGTATATCAATTTAGGTAAGCGTGAAGCATTTATTTATATTAGTCAATTGTTGAGGGTTGATGATGAGTGAAGAAAACGTAACAAACGAAGCAACAGCAGTACAAGCGGATATTAATACTAACGATGATTGGCGTTCAAGTTTGCCAGAAGATATCAGAGGCGCTAAAGCTTTCGATTCTGTCAAAGATGTTGGCTCACTGGCTAAGCAGTTCCTTGATGCGCAATCACATATCGGTAATAGTATTCGTATACCGGGTGAAGATGCAGGGCAAGAAGCTATCGAGGCTTTTAACCAAAAGATTATGAATAAAACTAATCTAATGCATAAGCCAGAAACACCAGAAGATTACGCCAATGTGTTTAAAGCTATGGGTAAGCCTGACGATGCTAACGGGTATGCAATACCAGAAGATGTAACAGGTAGCTATGACCACTTAAAAGAGCTTGCTTTAAATGCTGATATGACTAACAAGCAATTTGAGTCATTGGTTAAGTCGGTTGCTCAGTTGGATGCCACAGCGGTAGAAACGCAGCAGGCACAACAACAAGAAAGCATTAACACGCTTAAAAAAGAATGGGGCGCAGCCTTTGACCAAAACAACAACCAAGCAGTAGCAGCACTTGAAGCAACTGGCGCACCTGAAAGTGTTATTGAATTGGCTAAAGCTGGCAATGTTGACGGACAAACGCTCAAATGGTTTCATTCTTTATCACAAAAGATTGGCGGCGGTGAAGGTTCGAATGCTGTAGCTGATAACGGTGGCAATCAAGTTATGACGCCAGCAGAAGCAAGCGCACAGTTAACGGAAATCATGGAAAACAGAGACGGGCCATACTGGAATACAGCACACCCACGCCATAAAGAAATACAAGACAAAGCTATGCGATTGCGTAAACTCAGAGCGGGTAAAGCAGCATGAAGGTAGCTAGAAAGGTTAGAGACTTTGCGCAGGCTGTCGATATTCATTCTATGAGTTATGTTGACTTGAATAACTGTATGGGTGAGCTTAGAATTATTTTAGCCAGACTTTCTATTGAAAAGGAAAAGCGCTTAAATGAACGAGCCAAGGCAGATGCGCAAGTTATTCATGATGAGCAAGAGGCCGAGCGAGAGCGATTCGACGCAGAGGTACGCAAGGTTACTAAGGGGCTTAAAGTACATGAACGAAAGTGAGATTTGCTACGAAATATTAGCGGGTTTTATTCAAGACAAGGCGGCTTGTGAGGTTGAGGAAGCTTACTTGTTGTCAGTTATACGCGACTTGATGAGGTGTAGCGGTTGATTTAACTGTTAAGTATGTTACTATTCTTAACGGTAATTTCATTGTTTTTTACTTATCCTTGTGGTTTTAGGTGTTCTTTATAGAGCACCTTTTTTTTGCCTTGTTTATTTTACTTTACACTTATTAAAAAAATAAGTTATACTGCCATTACGCAGGTAGCCATTACCTTGGTCTGCTATCCATATTAAAAAGTATCGGGTAGCTAGACAAACTTAGTCCGAGAAATAATCAAAAACTATTTTTTATACTAAGGAGCCTCAAATGGCCATTACAATTGATAACGCATATATCGAAACGTTCGAAGATAACGTTCGTTTTTTAGCACAGCAAAAACCTTCACGCTTACTAAGCACAGTAACAACTAAAACCTCTAATGGTCCAGCTCATAACTGGGAGCGTATCGGCCCTACTGACTTTGCAGAGAAAACCGCAGCACGTACAGCTACCCCTGAAAATGACACACCTTGGTCACGTCGTGTGTCACAAGTTAAAACCTTTGATAATGGTGATACTGTTGAGCAAGAAGATATTGTACAAATGCTTGTAGATCCACTTTCAAGCTTAACTCAAAACCTCGCGTGGGGTTCAAACCGTAATAAAGATGATGTAATTATTGCAGCGGCTACAGCTGACGCTTTAGACGGTGACGGCAACTTGAACGCGTTCCCAGCATCACAAGAAGTTGGTGATTACAGTACGCCTATCTCATTAGACCTTATCAATGAAATGGATCAAAAGTTCTACGACAATGATATTGACCCTGACGAACCAAAGTGCGTAGTTATCTCGCCATTCCAGCGTCGTACTTTACTTGGCTTGCTTGAAGTTACCTCTGGCGACTTTCAAGGTGATTCAATGGCACTACGCAATGGTTACTTACCCAACTTCTTAGGTTATGATTGGATTGTATCAACTCGCTTACTGTCTCCAGGTGCTGACCAAGTTGATTGTTTAGCTTATACAAAAAAAGCTTTAGGTATGCAGTTAAACCGTGATATTTCAACTCGCGTTGCAGAAGATCCAAGCAAGTCTTTCATGTGGCGTGTGTACGGCTTCCAAACTCTTGGCGCTGTACGTGTTGAAGATGAACACATTGTACGCCTTAAATTAGCGGACGCTTAATCGTGTTA